AAATAAAGAACCTGTTCTTGAGGCTCCACTTGTTGGATTTCCTGAATCAACATATGTTCCATTGATATGAGCATAAACAGCTTTATTATCCATATCAACTGCTAAACCTAATATATCTCCATTATTACTCCAAGCTGTTTTAGTAACATTACTTCCATTATAATATACAGCTCCGTTATTTCTGTAACCAAAACTATTACTACCTGAATATCTTCCAGGGTAAGAATTTGCTCCTGAAGCATATACTTTACTTGCTTCATAATTATTAACATCTAAAAATCCAGTTACTACGTTATTAGTACCTCCTGTAAATTTTGTTTCCCAATACCATTTACCTGACGTAAAACCATGTGTAGTTCCAGATAATCGTAAAGTATCATTGTTAGTATCAAAAATTGATAAGTTACCTTTTGAAATTTGTGAAGGTACAAATCTATTCTTAGCTATACCATTTAATGTACAGAAATTATTTGCTGGTGTATCTTTTGTATTAGGATTTGTACCTAATCCTGCTGTAGCAAAATGATTATTATTGCCAGAAGTATCTGCACCAAATCCACTAGCATCAGCAGAAGTTCCTGTACCTGCAAAATCTAATTTAAAACCATTAGCTCCATATGTAACCGAAGGGCTTGAGTTAGGAACCCAAATACCATTTGCATTTGTTGATCCAAAAACAGTTGGAGCATATGATTGTCCTGCACACATAATATATTGTGAAAGATAAGTTGAATCAAGTACGTTAGTGCCAGATTGACCTATTTGATATGGAAATGTAGAGTTTATAAAAGTAACATGATTTTGTGCTGGATAGTTTGCATTTTGCCATTCTTGTAATTCGCCATTAACATATAATCTTATTCTATCTGCGGCTGTTGCTTGTGTGGTGTCACATCTTAAAACTATATGATACCAAGCTGAAGTGTCTCTAAATAATCTATTTGTTATTTTTAAATAATCAGGAGAACCTCCATTTGTGTAATCTCTCCATCTTAACTTTTGATTACTATCCATTCTAAAGTATCCACTAGACCCACCGCTTGCTTGATACACATAATGATATTCTTGAGCATTAGAGCCATCGTCTCCATTCATGTTTGCTGGTTTTAACCAAAAACTAAGAGTCCAAGTTTTTCTTTGTGCATCTGTTGTACTTGATGCTGTTCTAGATAATTGAGTTGCCATTAATCAAACCTTCCTGAGTTAGCTATATCATATAATGATGTTAGTGAAAAAGCACGATCCGCTGTTTGCCCTTGTGAATCTGTAGCACGAAGAGTAAAGTTATACGTTGTTGCGCTCGTAGACGATCCACCAAAATCACTTGTAGTTATAACACCTGTGCTTGAGTTTAGCGAGCAATTTGCTTGACTTGCGTTTGTTAATACACTTGTTGTTTCTGAAAAGGTTACTGACTCACCAGACGCTGCTACCGTAGCTACGGTACCTGAAAAGTTTCCTGCAATAGTTCCAAGAGAACCAGAGTTTGTTGTCCAAACAGGATTGTCCGATACGGTAAGTAAAGCTGTATTTGACCGAACAGCGTTACCATCATTATTTTCTATTCGTAAAAAGTATGTGCCATCTGTCGGTAACGTTAGCGTTGCAACAATAACAGTAGCACTTGTAAAACTTACAGCACTTGCTGCTACGATTGCTCCTGTTGTAGAGATTGCATCAACAGTTGGAATAGATACATAGTTGGTTCCTGTAATAGTTACAGCCGTTGAGTCATTGGTAATAACGGTAGGACTAATACTACCAATTGTTGGTTTTGTTTCTGCTGGTAAGTTTGTTAAATTAGACGCATCAAAAGTTGGTGTGCCGTACCGTGCATTAGGAATAGTTCCTGATGTTAATGTTGTTGCAGTAATGCCTGGTGTGATGGTAACCGTGTCACCACCTTCACCAATCGTGATGGTAGAACCATCATATTTTTTAAGGGTATTTACTTTTATCTCTGACATATTACATAGCCGTTGCGGGCACTCCGTTCGTTGCTACTAAAGGATTCTCTGCGAAGGCCATGTATATATAGGTTCCACCAGAAGTGTTTATATCGCCTACAGATTGTCTTAATTTAAAACCATTAGATACAAAGTCCATTCGAGTACCTGAAGTAGATTCTGCACCATTCGTATCAGCATATAATCTTTTTGTAACAACATTGAATGGTTCTCTTTTATTGTCAAGCATTATCCAATTTTCAACGGCATCTGTTCTTTTAATCATAACCCATGCAGGTTTAAAACCTGTATAGATAAATGTTCCGTCTGCATTACCATTACCTGTGTAGCTACCAAATTTACTGTAGCCTTGTATATTAGCAAAACAATACGCAACCATCGTGCCACCATTTGTTTTAGAGTTTGTTCCTACATAAAAAGAACTAGATGTAGGAGAGGTGTCTGAATACCAAGAACTTGCGGTATTAAAACTATTAGTTAAATTTAAATACATACCTCCGCCATTACCTAAAGGAGAATGATAAGTAGTCCAGTTTTCACTAGCTGCATAATTTTTAAAAAGAATACAATCAGGAGCTTTACCTAGGCCATGCCCAACAGTTCCATTTGATCCTGTTCCAGTCCATGTAACAATACTAAATCCCGCTGTTGTATCAGCCTGCACTGTAGAAGTTATAGATCCGTCAGAATTAGAAGCAGTAGTGCCCCCATTGGCTTTCCAACCCCAACCTACGTAAGTGTTTGAATTATAATTCATGCCTCCAACATTTCCCATGCTAAAACCATCTGAATTAAAAGCGGTTAAAGAGTTATTATTATTTACCTCTGCTGCAGTATCATTAGAATGAATGTTTTTATAAACACCTCTATTTGTATCAAATAAAAAATGATCTCCTGAGTTGCTCCTACCCTTAACCCAAACCCAATCTGGTTGTAAATTAGCGTTACCATCAAAAGTAACAGATCTAGAAGAAGAATTACCTGTATAAAGTAATGTCTGAAAATATGCTGAAGGATCTGTTATTGTTGTATAAGCCATATGTTATCCGTATGTGTTTAAGTTTTCTGTGCAAAGTGAATAAGCTCCTGAAGGAACAGCATACTCAAAACTACCTAGTCCTGCTCCATCGGCATTGCTCGAAGATATACTAAAAACAGGATTACCAAAATTTACTTCAGAAGTAGCATTTGTGCCTCCATTTCCTCCTGTTACAAAAAATATATCTTTTGTTGCATCTCCTATAGTGACAGCGCTACCCACAGCACTGCCATTTTTTTGAAAGCTACATTGATTATTACTACAATCATAGATAAGTCCTATTATATCATTATCCGTAAACGTAGCTAAACTACTTTGATTTTCACTTCCATCTTTAAATATTTTACCATCACTTCTATAAGTAATACCATTATCGTTCATACTTTTAGAACTAGAAGCCACACCAAAGTTAAAATAATTTCCTGTTTTAGTAATTGCTTTCATTTCACAATACCATTTTGATGATCCTGTTAAAGCAAAACTGCTTATTCCACACACTAAATCAGTGCCATTTGTAACATATTTTAAAGCACCTAAACTCCATGTTCCTCCATCTGCTGTTATGATATTTAAAACAGAGAAAACATTAGTAGGTGTGTCAGTAACCTGAGCATTTGTGCCTGCGTTATTAACTGTAAATGTATTACTTTGACCACTGGTATCTGTTCCTAATGCCCCACCATTTTTAAATTCTAAACGAAATCCATTAGTGCCATAAGAACCTGAAAATGTTTTTGGTTTCCATATGCCTGTTGTAGAATCTGTTTCTCCAAACGATGTTGGGGTTAAAGCAGTGCCATCTACTAAAATAGTTTCTGCCATATACCCTAAATAAAAACCACTACCGTATTGAGCTACTCCTATTTTATGTGGAGTATCTAAATTTACTTGTGTATCAAAATTTTGACTTGGATTAGTGTTGGTAGAAAAAGACGTTATTTGAGAACCATTTACATAAATTTTTACTCTGTCTCCTGCACTTCCTTGCGTTGTATCAACCGCTATAACTATATGATACCAAGCTGAAGAATCTCTAAAAAATTGATCTGTTTTATATCTAAAATTATACGTTCCTGAAGTGTATTGATACACTTCAAGTATATTATCACTTTTAAAAAAAGCTCCAAATTCCACTGTTCCTGCTCCAACTCCAAAAAAAACATTATCTCCCGTACCGATTTGTCCTCGTTTTAACCATGTACTATATGTCCATGTTTTACGATTGCTTGCACTTGATGGTGTTCTATTTAAATACGTAGCCATTAATCAAACCTCATAGCGTTACTTATACCAACGTTGACTGCAATTGAAAAGGCTCTATCTGCTGTTTGAGCCTGTGCATCTGTTGCTCTAATAGTAAAGTTATATGTTGTATCTTGCGTTGCTCCAGACTCAGTGCCTGTAATAGCTCCTGTGCTCGTATTCAAACTACCACCTCCTGGCAACGACCCTGACTGCACAGCATATGCTGTAGCATTCGTTGCATTAACAGTAAAACTAATAGTTCCTCCAGCATCCACGGTCCCTAAAGATCCTGCTGCTGTCTGCCATGCAGGAGCATCGGATACGGTAAGTATTGCTGTTCCACTACGAACCGCATTACCGTCGTTATTTTCTACTCTTATAAAATACGTTCCGTCAGTAGCTAATGTAAAGTTTGCTACTAATGTTGTTGCACTTGTAAAAGAAACAGAGTCAGCTGCTGTAATAGCTCCCGTAGAATTAATTGCTTCTACAATAGGAGTATTAACATAATTAGTCCCTGTAATTGTTACGGCTGTTTGTGTGTTTTCTATAACGGAAGGACTAATACCTGTAATGGTTGGTTTGGTTTCTCCTACAACCGTTGCCCAAGCAAGTTCATTAATACCATTTGATACACTTCCATATCCGATAAACTGACCTGGATTTCCTGTTCCTGTTGGAAGATACAAACCTGCTCCTCCTGTGTTTAATGTTCTTGCTCCAGGATTATAAATTCTGTTACCCATATAAGAGTGTGAAGAACATTGGTAATATAAAATATTTGGAGCTATCCCTCCAACTTTTATTTGTGTGTATGCTCCCGCCTGACCTGGTGTTCCATTAGTAGTAACGTTAGTACTATAAATTTGAGTTTTTCCATCATCTAAATAAAACAATAAAGGATGCCCTGAGTTAGAAGCATCTGATTGATCAAATTTGTAATAGTATTCATAAGAAGCAACAACGTTGCCTTCAATAAAAAAACTAGGAGCTTCTGTTCCATTTATAAAATAAGCATTAGAACTACCTGCGCCGTTGTATACATTAGCCGAAGTTTTTGCTGCAACAGTTACAGTAAACGTTATAGGGTTAGCAGATGTGCCTTGAGGCGTAACGTCTAAAGCATTATTAACAATAGAATCACCTGACTCTCCAAGTGTGATTGAAGTAGCTGAATGTTTCTTGATTGTGTTTACTTTAAGCGTTGATACCATGTTACCTTGCCAATGCTATTACGTCGTTTGATGCTACTAGAGGATTCTCTGCAAAGGCCATGTAGATGTAAACATTACCATTATCACTTTTGTCAGTTCCAGTAGCACGAAGTTTAAACCCATTAGACAGAAAATCAAAAAATGTTTCTGTTACTTCTGCGGCATTTGAATTTGCTCGTAATCTTGCATCAGTTACATTAAAGGGGTCTCTTGTTGCATCAATTATAACCCACTGGGAAGTCGCACTAGAATTTTTAATCATTACCCAAGCAGGTTTAAACCCTGTATAAACAAATGGGCCATCATTATTACCATTACCTGTGTAGCTACCAAATTTACTGTATCCTTGTTTCTCAGCAAAACAATAAGCGACAAAATTATTACCACTTGCATTTGTTCCCCCTCTTGTTCCAACACTAAAAACTGTGCTAGAGGGTACTGTGCTGTTCCAAGATGTTGGCTCATCAGCTACAGCATTTGTTGATTGTAATTCTAATGCTTGATTTCCAGCTAGAGTATTTTGCCAAGTTACCCATGCTCCTGTTCCATCTCTGTCTTTACATAAAACCCAACTTGGGGCAACACCTAATCCATGACCAATCGTAGCATTAGAACCTGTTCCTGTATATGTAATTATACTAAATCCAGCAGTGGTGTTAGCTTGCACCGTAGAGGTAATAGTTCCGTCTGTATTCGTTGATGTCGTTCCACCATTAGTTTTCCATTGCCATGCTACATAGTTTTCGCCATTAGTATTAATATTTCCAAGAGATGTACCTGTTGTAAAACCATCTGAGGTTACACTAGCTACACCATTAGAATCTTCTGCATTTGTAAGATTTGGAAATAATCTTTTACTTGTCATACCTCTTGATGAATCAAAAGTATCATGGTTTGTCGCATTACTTCTTGATTTAATCCATAACCAATCTGGTTGTAAGTCTGAATTACCATCATTAGTAACTGTGACAGAAGAACTTGAACCATTATATAAAGCTGTCTGAAAATATACTGATGGGTCGTCTATTGTTGTATAAGCCATTATCCAAACTCCGCTAAATTTTTTGTACATAATGAGTAGTACCCTGATGGCACTGCATATTCAAAGTTTCCATGACCGTTAGCATCTGCATTACCTGATGATATTGTAAATGGTGGATTACCAAAATTAAAAATACCTGCACCTGTCTGTGCATTCTCTTGAGCTGTTATAAATGGAAATACAAAGTCCCCATTATTTATATTTTGTTTTGTTCCCATTTTTGTTGTTGCATCGTAAGTAGCAGTTGAATTTTCTATTTGAGTTTGCGTTGCATTATTTGACCAAGTACCATTTTTACCAAACCAACAAAGATAATTATCCATATCTAATGCAACCATCATAATATCATTAGCTGCAAAAGTAGGTCCATAAGAAGTATTAGTTCCATCATAATATAAATTGCCGTTGTAGGATAATATTGAAAATGCTTTAGAAGGATTATTACCAAAAAACGTGCCACCAAAATCCAAAACACTTTGATAACCTACTCCAATCATTAATCTATCTGTAGCAGTAGCTTTTATTTCCCAGTACCATTTACCCTTAGTAACTCCCATAGAACAAAACCCCCAACCTCTATCATTAGCTGCTCCATCATATTTTAAATTACCCAAAGAAATTGTACCTTGATTGGAAAATCTTGATACTGCTACAGGATTTATTGTAGCAAAATTATTACTAGCTGTGTCTACAGTTTGAGCACCTGTTCCTGCATTGTTAACAGTATATGTGTTTGAGTTTCCTGAAGAATCAAGTCCTAAGTTTCCTGCACTTTCATATTTTAACCAAAAACCATTAGTTCCAAAAGTAAGACCTGATAAAGCTGCTTTAGGTTTCCATTCACCTGTAGTAGAATCTGTTTCTCCAAACGATGTCGGCGCTAAAGATTGCCCATCAATATTAACAAAATTAGTTATGTATCCATTTTGAAATCTTTCACTTGTACCACTAGAAAGTTGTGCCCCTATTACTTGTGGAACATTACTATTCCAATTCATATTGTCATCATTTTGATTTAGTTGATTATTATCTCGCAAAGAAGTTTCTTGAGAACCATTAACATATACTCTTAATCTATCTGTTGATGTTGATTGAGTTGTGTCACACCGAACAACAATATGATACCAAGAAGAAGGGTCACGAAATTTTCTATTTGTAGTTACATTTGCTGTTCTGCCATTCGGTTCTGCTAATACAACTTGAAGCTCATCTTCTTTTCCTGTGTTTTCTGTGCCCATAAATCTACAATAAACATAATCACTATAGTTTGTATCTGACGCAAATAAAAATTGAGCAGATGTACTTGTTATACTAGCTCTTTTTACCCACAAGCTAACTGTCCAAGTTTTTTCATTGCCCGCACTTGACGGTGTTCTATTTAAATACGTTCCCATTATGGATCAAACCTCATACTATTTATTTGTCCTACAGTTATTGCTATACTAAATGCTCTAGCTGCCGTTTGGCCCTGTGCATCTGTAGCCGTTACCGTAAAGTTATACGTCGTAGCACTCGTTGCTCCTGACTCTGTTCCTGTAATTGTAGCATTAGTTGCTGCTGTATTCAACGAAAGACCTCCAGGTAAAGACCCAGAAGTTATAGCAAAAGAGGCAGCATCTGTCGCTGTAATTGTAATTGTTCCAACATTTGAGCCAGCAGCAAAACTGCCAAGACTACCTGCTGCTGTTTGCCAAGCGGGTGCGTCTGATACTGTTAGTAGTGCTGAACCTGATCGTACGGCTAATCCGTCATTATTCTCTACACGAAGAAAATAGGTTCCATCTACTGGTAGTGTAAACGTTGCTACAACAACTGTTGAGCTAGTAAATGATACTGAGTCTGCTGATACAATAGCTCCTGTTGTAGAGTTAATTGCATCGACAAAAGGAACAGAAATATAATTAGTTCCTGTTATGGTAACTGCTGTTTGTGTGTTTTCTATTGTTGAAGGGTTAATAGAACCTATTGTTGGAAATGTTAAAGCTGCTTGTACGGTAGTTGAACCACCTAAAGCAACAGATGATCCGTTAATTGTAATTGTTGAGTTTGCTAATTTTGCATTAGCAATAGAACCTGCTAGTTCATCGTTTGTAATTGATCCGTTAGGTAATGTTATTACTGTACCTGCTGGCAACGTTATGGTGTCACCATTCTCTCCTATTTGAAGAGCAGTACCTGATCCTTGTGGTATAATTTTATTTACTTCAAGCGTGCTCATAAAATAAATAAATTCCCTGTTACGGACAGTGTTCCTGTAATAGATACAGGTCCAGCTAAAACGCCAGAGTCCATTGTTTGAACATCGCTAATAGTAGAATTATGTGTTGTCACATATGCTGTAGGATCCATGACAGGAGATGGTGCCTTCTTTGCTGGATATGTACAAAATACATCTTTTGCACCTGCAGAAAAATCTACTTTATTATCACTGTTCGTACTCTCTAAAACTGTATCTCTTGATAGTGTATCGGGAGTAGCATCGGTTATAGTACCTATACCAATTTCATATTCCGTACTTCCTGATTGCATAGCAATACAGTAGTACGTCGTATTTGTTGTGCCAATACCAGCGACAAAAGTTTGAAAACCTGTGCTTGCTCCTGCAAGATTCACGGTCCCCGTACCTGTTGATGTCGTGGTTTCCTTAACACGATCATTGATAATCAATGCCATGTTAAACTCCTACGATAATCTCAGTATAGCTGTACTCGTGCCTGGTGCTGGAAATTCAATAGTAAACGTACCGTTGGTTGCTGTAAAATCAGAACCAAATGCTAAAATACAAACTGAATTCGTAGTGCCTGATCCACCATCAGTAGTGGTGTTATAAATCATAGCGCCGTTAGCTGTGAAACTAGCAGAAGTCCATTGAGGGTTAGTATTGAAGTCAACATATGCTGTTGAAGCTCCTGTGCCTCCTGTTACAGATTGGTTTTGTAAAGTTTCTCCACCTGCTGAATACGCTGATCCAGAAGCGTTTGTTATTTCGTTACTTGTTGAATAGTTAGCAGTGCCTGCTCCTAAACTTGCGCTTGATGTAAACAACGCAATTTTAAAAGTATGCCCACCATTTGCAAAATCGTGCTTTCCCTCTAATAATTCTTTTTTAAAGGTGTTGCACACTGCTTGTGTTATAGCCATTTTTATCTCCTATGGGTTTTGAGAAGGTAAAGGTAAACGAATAACACCATCTTGGTACTCGTCTCTCCTTCTTCTTCCTTGTTGTTCAATTGCAAGTCTTTGCACAGCTTCTTGATAGCTTTTTTCATATTGTGCAAGTAAATCATAAGGTCCTTTGAGGAACTTAAAAGCCTCAATAAGACAAGCATATAGTAATACTTGTGGCGCATTTGTACTAACCCAACTTGTTGCATTAGTTGCGGAAAGCCCTGTTTCATTACGATTCAAAGCTAATTCTATCTTATATGCTGTATCTGGCGTTGGAGCAAGGTATATTGTATTCTGATCCCACATCGCATAATATCTTGGTTTACTTTGAGTAGTTCTATTTGGCCAATATTCTGTCATGTAGCTAATATCTTTTTGTAATAAATACGTTCTAACGTTTGCATCTGTTCCAGTAGAAGGATAAATAGAAGCCGTACGAACAAATGCCATAGTGCTTGGAGTAGCTCCTGGCAAAGTAACAAACTCATTACCTTGAGTTAAGGTAGCAAATTGATAAGCTCTAAATACATCAAGATCAACTTCTCTAAATATACGTAGTTCTGCTTGATTAATAAAATCGTTTACGATTGCTGTAGTTAATACAGTGCTATCTGTTTCTGTGTAACTTCTTATTTGATCTACTACTTCTGTGTATGTACTCATGATATTACCACCGTTGCTGTGCCTAATTGGGTGTTCATTATGGTGTCTTGATTAGCTTGTGAACTTCCATTTAAGGGTTGCATTGTTCTAACTTGCACTGTTTCTAAAGCTCCAGGAGCAGGAATAGGATTAAATTGTTGTATAGTTTGCATAACAGTCTGAAAATTGTTTGCTCCAATTGCAGGAGAAACACCATTAGCTCCTCCATCTATCATAGCCTTTGAATCAATATCATCATTTATATAAATACCGCCAAGAGGTATGGTAACACTAATTACTTGTGGTTTAGCGTGTTGTAAAGATTGTGCATCGGTTGGATGATTAGTTGGATTTAGTAAAGGAGATTTAGGTTCAAATTCTGAAGTATGTACCCACGCACCTGTCCATTCCTGTACCATTTCATTATATGGATAAGCTTGTCCATCTCTATCGGATATTCGTAAAGCAAACCTTCCTGATGAATAACGAGCCATTAATATGTTCCTCCTACTAAACC